ATTCTTCGGGAAATACAGGGCTATACATTAATCCTAATTCTAGTGACAATATAGACAATGCAGGGTATCCTAGCGACGGTAGTAGGCAAACTCAGTGGGGTTGGAATCCTGTAGGCGGGGCACGGGGTTTTGCGGATGCATTTAGCCCCAACGATTTAAATTTAGCGATTAAAATAGGTACAGTAACTGTACTAACAACTTAGGAGTTTTAAAATGGCAAAAATGGAAAAAGAGTCCAAAAAAATGGACAAAGAAGAAGAAAAGAAAGACATGCAACAAGATAAGGCTATGATTAAAAAAGCCTTTAAAATGCATGATACTCAAGAACATAAGGGCGGAAAAGGTACAAATCTTTCTAGTCTTAAAAAAGGCGGCGTAACCGGTAAATCTATGAAAGCTATGGGTCGTAATATGGCTCGCGCTGTGAACCAGAAGTCAAGCTCAAGAGGTCGTTAATATGGCTAAAAATATTAAACCGGCTAGCGAATACGCTAAGCCACACAAGATGTCAGGAAAAGAAATTGGTACTTCTGATGTTGAATTGGGGTTAACTGTTGCAACAGATCCTAATACTTTAAAAGCGGATGAAGTTAATCCATCTACAGTAGCTATGCGCGTTTCTATTAGTAACAATACTCGCGGTCCTAAAACTGATGGTATTGAAATGCGTGGCGCTGGCGCTGCAACTAAAGGTCGTATGTCTAGAGGTCCAATGGCATAATGAATTACGTACAGCTTCAGCAACTGATACAAGACTACGCCGAGAACACTGAGGCGTTATTTGTTAAGGACATTCCACAGTTTGTCCAACAGGCTGAAACTCGTATATACAATTCAGTAAACGTACCATCATTGCGTAAAAACGTAGTTGGTACTATGACATCAGGTAACCAATATGTGGCTCTTCCTATTGATTGGTTGGCTAACTACTCTTTTGCGGTTATTGACCCCACTACAGGCATGTATAACTATTTGATTAACAAAGATGTTAACTTTATGCGCCAAGCGTACCCATATGCTGCCAATAATGGAGTTGCGTACCAAGGAACACCAACTGGAACTCCTAAATATTACGCTCTTTTTGGTTCTCAATATGGTAATGTCAATGAAATGACTATTATGGTTGCGCCCGCACCCGACCAAGCGTACCCAATAGAAATGCACTATTACTATTACCCGCCCACTATTGTGCAAGGTATTATTGCCGGTCTTAGTTCAATTACTAGTGCTGGATCATTATATACGCCCGGTGTATACCCAGAAGTACCGTTAACTGGAGGAAATGGCTCAAATGCTACGGCTACAATTACAGTTGGATCTTCCGGTGCGGTAACTAATATAACCCTTAATGATGGCGGTGTTTTTTATGTGGCAAATGATACTCTTAGTTTTAGCCCTTCTTCTATTGGTTCAGGTACTGGCTCTGGATTTACTGTAAACGTTACCAGCGTTTCTAATTCAACCGGCACTAGCTGGCTTGGTGATAATTATGACCCAGTCTTATTCTATGGCGCAATGCGGGAAGCCCAGCTATTTATGAAGGGTGAAGCCGATATTATTGGCAATTACGAGGCTAAATATCAAGAAGCTTTATTAGAATTTAGACGCTTCTGTGACGGTCTTGATCGTGGTGATGCCTACAGAGATGGTCAAACCAAGCTTAATATTAATCTTAAAGGTAATGTGGTCTCATGATTACCCAGACTTCTTGCACAATTTTTCAGCAGAATTTACTAAACGGTAATGAGAACTTTACTACCGGAACCTATAAAATTGCCCTTTACAATGCGTTAGCTAATTTGAACCAACAGACTACGGCTTATACATCTATTAACGAGGTTGTAGGCACAGGATATACAGCTGGCGGTCAGGTATTAACCATTTCTACCCCACCCACCCAAAACAATCAATATAACGTTACTTACGTGTCATTTAATAATGCCGTTTGGAGTCCAGCATCCTTTACCGCTAGAGGGGCATTAGTATACAATGCAACTACAGGTGCAGCGTGTTTTGTATTAAATTTTGGGTCAGACAAGACTTGTACATCTAGCTTTACCGTGCAATTCCCAGCAGCGAGCTATTCGTCTGCTATTTTAACCATTGGAACTACCACAAGTAGTATTAACTATAGCAGTTCAGATTAGGAGTAATTATGCATAAAGAATTTACAGGCTCTGGCGACTATGCTATAGCTACACTACAGGCCAAAGCAACTAACTTAGAAAACGTAGCGGCTGATGGTTACTACCACGTAATTTGCCACGATAAAGACGGTAACGTTAAGTGGGAAGACAGTATTGAAAACCAAGTTGTTCAACAAGGCAAAATCCTTGCAATGAACAATACTTTCTTTAGCGCTACCGCTATCGTTGGTCCATATTTAGGATTGATTGGTACTTACACCGGATTTAGCCCTACAGATACTTGGGCATCACACTCTGACTGGACTGAGTTTACTGCTTATACCGTATCAGGCGTGGCCCAACGTGGTACAGCCGTATTTACAACTGCTACTGGTAATAACGCAACTGCCGCTGGTACAAATATTGTTTCTAGCGCTGCTACTGCTGTAACGTATACGATTGCGGGTGCTGGTGGTACGGTAGCTGGTTGTTTCTTGTTGACTGGTACAGGTGCTACTGCAGCGTTTACTAATACTTCAAGTGGAACTTTATGGAGCGCTGGTGCGTTCTCTGTAGCTAAGACTACTACCGCTGGAGATACCGTCACTGTAACGTACACGACTACTGCAACAAGCTAAGGGGTTTAAATGACCTTCATAGTTGCAGATCGTGTCCAAGAAACTGGAACCGTTAGTACCGGTACTGGCTCAGTTAGTCTGGCTGGTGCGGTAAACGGTTATCAGTCTTTTGTTTCTGGAATCGGCAACGGCAATACTTGTTACTACACAATCTACGACCCTACTGCATTTACATGGGAAGTAGGTATTGGAACGGTTACTTCAGGTCCTAATACTTTAGCTCGTACAACAGTTCTTTCAAATAGCGCTGGCACACAGCCTTCTAAAATTAGTTTTAGCACATCAGATACCTTAAGCGTATGGTGTGATTACCCAGCAGAAACTGCAATTTATACTGGTGCTAATGCGTCATTAAATACAGTAACGGCAACTTCTACTGCATTTCCTTTAGCTACCGCTTCATCTGGTGTCTATTCATACGGAAATATAAATTATTCCGATACAGGAATTTGGGCTTCTTACGCAGCTAACGTTAATAGTTACGCTCAAGTTATTTACCAAAATACTAACAACGGTACAAGTGCATCAACCGATATTATTGTTAGTTCAAACGGTGGTACAGCTACTACGAACTATGGTGACTTTGGTATTAACAGCTCATCATTTTCGGCATCAGGTAGCGTATTAAATTCGCCCGGAGTTGTTTATTTATATTCACAAAGCACGGACTTGGCGATTGGTACTAATACTTCTAATGCTATCCACTTTGTAATTAACAACTTAGCTACCGACGCAATGACAATTAATGCTGCTAGCTCGGTGGCATTTAACGGGCAGTATGGCTCGACTGGGCAAGTTCTAACTTCTCAGGGTTCTGCTAACCCACCTACATGGTCTGCAGTAAGTGCAAGCCCAGCAGGTTCTAATACACAAGTTCAATATAATAATTCAGGTTCTTTTGGAGCATCTTCAAGTTTTACTTTTGACGGTACGACCCAAGCTGCACCTGTACAGTCTGCATCAAACGGAATCTTTGTTAATAATCAAACAGTAGGTACAAGTTATTCAATACCTAGCGGGTACTCAGCAATGTCATCAGGACCTATTTCTGTGGCTGCTGGTCAAAGCGTTACAGTCCCCGCTGGTTCAAGATGGGTGGTTCTATGAGTTCAGTTGTTCTTAATGGCGATACAAGTGGTGCTATTACATTAGCTGTCCCTAGCGTTGCTGGTACTAATACAATTACTTTACCTGCTAGTACAGGAACAACAGCTTTAACTTCTGATGTAATTGGGCTTAATCAAACTTGGCAAAATTTGACATCAAGTAGAGCTGCTGGAACTACTTATACCAATTCAACAGGAAAACCAATTTTTGTTCAAATTGGCGGTTCACAAAGCGGAACTTATTCAATTTTTACACTAACTGTAAACGGTGTTGTTGTTGACACTTGGTCACTTAATTTAGCTAGTTATGGCGCAACCATCGGTTCTGTAAAAGCTATTGTTCCTAATGGTGCAACATATCTTTATACAGTTACTACAGGTAGTTTAAATAATTGGTATGAATTGAGATAATTATGAAACTATACAAATCATCCACAGACGAAATTTTTGCTTATGAACTCGATGGGTCACAAGACTATTTAATTGGTGATAAAACGCCAATTACTCAAGAAGAAGCAAATGCTATTATTCAAGCTAAACAAGCGTCTATCCCACAACCAGTACAATTAACTGCACTAGAAAAACTAAATTATATTGGTTTAACTGTTGAAGATTTGAAAGCCTTATTGGAAATTAAATAGATGACAACAACCATCAACGCTTCTACCATTAATGGCTTTGTAACAACTGCGGATACTAGCGGTCAGTTAGCTATTCAAGCCAATGGCACAACAGTAGCTACAGCGCAATCTACAGGGCTTAATATTGCTTCTACAGGATTGGTGTTTAGTGATTCAACTACGCAGACAAGT